TAAATCTAGGACCACTCTCACCTATTCCAGATTTAGCGTTAGCATCTAGAGTAGCATATGAAATGTTTGAGGGAGACTTAGCAGACTTTGTAGTAAATAGAGATGGGTACAAGAACGCAGTTAAAATTTTAGCAGGTGCAAAGGCAGGACGAAACTACTGGGGTTCAGTGTCTCCCTTTGTAGAGCACATAGTAGGTATAACTCAAGGAGTAGTTGGTAGAAATATAGATCCAGAAAATATAAAAGTAACACCTAATCAAATGGTAGCTTTAGAAAAAGCATTTACAAATTACTACATGAGTTTTGGTCAGTACTTTCAGCAGTTTTACCAAGCAGACGTAGCCTTTGGTAAAAGGCCTGTAGGAAGTCTAGACACTAGTTATGATGTAATTCCCGGTGAATTAGACAGTGATGGGGAGCCTATAAGTAATTTTAAAAGAGAACGAATAAGGTATTTAAAGGCTAGATACCCTGATCCTTTCGATCTTTACGAAGCTATGAAAGCAGATCCAACTGTGCCAACTATGTCTAATCCTAGAATGCGAGTGAGTCTATTTGGTGAGGATACTAAGACAAGATTGACTGAAGGATTGAATGTTACTTTTGGATTGAACATCAAAAAAACAACACCTATGGGTAGATTTTTTAGGAAGTATGGTATATACGATTTTAAAATTAGTAAATTTAGTAACACCCCATCTGTTGCTAGAGCACAAAAAGCACTGTTAAAAAATTATATGTCTGGCATATATGAAAACGCACTAGTTAGGGAAAAAGAATATGAGGAGGATTGGCTTTCTCTGCCAAAAAAAGATGGGGAGAGAGCTTTTGGAAAGAAAGAGTATGTAAGGGATAAGATGCGTACTTTCATAGGGCAACTAATAAAAGTAAAAAAGGGTGTTGTGTCTAATGTAACAAAACAAAGACTAGAGAACCCTGTCAATGAGGAAGTTAGATATATAGCTGCCTATAATGCTTATAAGAAAACAGGCTCTAAATCAGATAAACAGGATGCACAGCTTAGATTCTATGAAGATACAGGAGAACGAGCAGATCTTACTGATGTAGCTGACCTTAGATATATAGTTGATCTTATCAAATCAAGTCAGTCTATAATAAGCAAGCAAATAAAAGAAGAAACGAAATTATTAATAGAAGACAGAGAAATGAAAAAAATAATAGAGAGAAGGCGTTAAACTACCTCTTATCCCCACTACCTTGCAGTGTATTCTTCTTCAGCCTAGCGTCTAACTTATCTTTATTATGTGCAGCAATCACCCCAAGTGACATGTTTAAATCAGATGCCAGTGCTGCACAGTACCACAGTACATCACCTATCTCTGACGCTAACTGTTCCTTCCAATCGTGAGGCATGGTATCTTCACCATCCCTAATAAGTTTCTTTACCTTATTAGCTACCTCACCTGCTTCCCCAACCAAACCTAAAGCTGGATATGTAATCTTATATTCCTCTGGATATATGGCTGTGGTCTTTGCTATCTTTTGATAATCATTGAAATCTAACATAGCATATCGCTCCTTTAACCAGTTAATTGCTGACTGCTCTAAGCTGTTCTTCATACTTTACCTTTCTCAGATTCTCAAAGTAGGCTTTGTTATAGCCTCGCTCCCATTCTCTATACTGCATAGAGTTATGCCTGTATGGGTTAGTATACTTAGCACCTCTTTGAAAGGCATGGTAGCCTTTCTTAAACTGTATCTTCAGAGGTGCGTCATTTTTATTTAAGTTTCTTCTCATACCCATCTCCTAGTTAGTTAAGTCTACTACCTCGCAAGCATCTGCTGTACATGCTAGTTCTCTAGAACCTATAGTGCTGTCTTCTTTCTCGTAGTCTGACAATTTACTCCAATCAATGTTAATAGGCATACGTGCTACCATTTCCAAGCATGTCTCTTTGTCTACCTCTTGATAGGGTGGTTGATCATACGAATGGTCAGAGTGTGGTAAGAAACTAATGCCTGAAACATCATCAAAGTTTTCATATATCCAAGCACCTACATCCATCCATTCATGTTCACGCACAGATATGGTTACAGATGGTTTATGTTCACACCAATAGTTCTGATAGGTCAGCCATATGTTTAACTGATCTATTGCGGTCATATCATCACGTACCATAGCACTCTTTGGTGTAACCATAGGAAAACTAAATACTGTAATTCCTGATGGTCCAGTTGATGCTGGTTCATTTGGTACACCCATATCTTTCATAAACTGTGTCATAGGATCTTTATCATCTGCACGTACAGTTCTAATGTAGTACCTGCTGTGTCTTGTGTGTATGCCACTGGCACTATCAACTAACTGTGACACAGTGCCCGATGGTTTAACACAGGTGATAGCAGTGGATACATTAATACCTAGCTTCTTTGCCATGTCTTTGTTTGTTTCTACTGCTACCTTCTTTAACTCTGTTAGCACTGTCTCTAAACTCTTTTGGCTACCATTTAGCAGTGGGCAATCCATAATACCTGTAAGAGACACACCAAGTAGTCTCTCTTCTTCTGTATTATCTTTCCATATCTTACGTAGATATTTAAAGTTAGTAAGTGTAGACTGCATAGTGCCTAGTATAGTTGCATACTTAACTTTTCTTTTAAGGCTGTCCATTGTATCTGTTTCACGTGCAACAACCTCTGATAGATTACAAAACTGATATGGCCTTAGTATTATCTCAGAACATGGGTTACATCCAAACGTATGCTCAGTGTCTCTCCTGCCACTTTTAGCTGCTTGTTTTACTGCTGACTGTCTGTTGAATATACCACGTTCACCTGACTTGCTATCGTACAAAGACAACCACTCTCGCATAAATGTACCCATGAGAGGTTTACTATCGTATGCTACACTATTGTTAGCCATACTACGTTGTTCTTCATATTTAAACCACTCTCCTGACTTAGCATGTCTCATCTGATCATCTTCAATGTTAGACAGACTGATAAGTGCACTACGTCTTACACCACCAGCAACTACCACCTGACCTACCTTACACATAATATCGTGGCATTCTATCGATGATAGCTTACGTCCAATTGCATTACAGAATGTCTGAACACAAAAGTTAAACAAATTTAAAAGTGGTCCGGGTCCAGAGGCTCTACCACCGAATGTTTTTAATCTTGCTCCAGCAGGTCTTACCTCACTAACATCCCACATGGGTATCTGTCCCACGTATAAAGTAGATATGAGTTCTCTTAGAGCTTTTGCCCAACCCTCACGTGAATCTTTTACTACTATTACTGTGCTAGTGGGTTCTAATTTATTAGGTACGGTGGGTAAGGTATTTACGTATTCTTTCTCAACAGAGAAACCTACACCTGTGCCACACATAAGTATGTACATACACTCATCAAATGCTCTTGGTGTATCTACAGGTAGATAGGAACAGTTATAACTAGCTACGTGGCATTTGTCTAATGGTGCACCAGCAGTCATCATAGCTCTCATACTAGGCATAACAGCTAGATCCTGTACTGCCCCTGCCACTTCTTGATGTAACTTATCTGGCAGTACATAACCATAGGTATCTTTAATATAGTTTTCTAAATAGTTAAAGTATCTTTCTACTGTCTCTAACCAGCCCTCTCGTCTTTGTTCAGCGTCCTTCCACCTAGCGTACCTAGACAGTGCAATAAAGTTTTGATAGTCAGAAGTTAAATAGTTGTTAGTGTGCATAATCATCTCTCCATAATAGTTTTTAGTGTTACTATCTCTGCACCATCTAGGTCATGCAGATACTCACGCAATGCATCATTTATTTCTGACGCTACATCTCCATCAGAAGGTACTGGATACTCTTCTGTATCTACACATAAAGTTAAAAAAACTTTTATTCTCATTACTTGTCCACATGTTCTATCAATTTATCTAGATACCACTTTGCTTTATTGAGATCTTCTACAGCCTTGCCCTTGTAATCAAACCTCCATAAGTATTTTATTATGTTACCTTGCAGGTAATACTTAAAGTTATCATCAGTAGCAGCACTGATAGTATCAAT